CCCCTTTAGGGGTAAACTGTTCCAAAGAACTATTATTAACTTTTGTGTCAATAATACCGTTAAATAAATACTTCTTAAGTATTTTCTTTGGTTTTTCGGTAAAGTCCTTTCTTTGAAAGGGTTGCTTTATCTCCGTTTTGGAAGAATCATAGTAAATTTATATTTATTACTTTCCAACTTTTAATTTTTATTAAAAGGCTTCGAGCAATATTATAATTCCTAAGAACTAATTCTTAGGTTCGTAGTTTTCTACTAAAACAATCTACTTTAATCAATATATGAAAAATTTACATATAAAAGTTTTAAAAAGACTTTTAATGTTAGTATTTCCCAATATTGAGTTAAAATTCTTTAGACCCTTTGTCTCTAATTTATTCAAATGAATTAAAGATTGGGGAACTGTCCATACTATTAAATATTATAAACAAATGCGTCTACATTGTACAAGGTACATATGTGGAAAGCCTTTGTTAACTAATAATATTAGTATTGGATTAACTAAAGATGGATGACCAAAAAAGCTTTTATTTCTTAAACAATTTGTTGATAGTGGTTCAACTGCAAATTTAAAATTTGTTTTAACAATTTTAAATTTTAGTAGATCATTCACTCTTAGTAAGAGAGAATGGGATACTGTTGAACCTAACTTTTCTAGTATTACAGATTCACCTAAAGGTGATTATATAATACCAGGAGGTTTTATCAATAAATTTGTTAAGAAACATTCATTGAAACGAAATCCTCCAGTCTTCTCAAAAGCATTATTATACTTATCAATGAAAGCCGGACCTGATGGTCCAGCTACATTAACATCTTATCATAACTTATTACAATATAGTTATGAAGAGATGCAAAGTATTTTTAATATTACTGATGAGAATGGAGCGGATTTCTTTTCTAAATCCTACAAGTATGCCTGGGATAATAACTTATTTGCCCAAAAGTCTAAAACTAATGGGGTATTAAGTTATGTAAAAGATCCTGAAGCAAAATTGAGGATAATAGCCATTTCTGACTATTATACTCAGTTGTTTTTAAAACCCATTCATAATATAATTTTGTTTATATTACGTGGTCGTTTTAATACTTGCGACAGAACTTTTACTCAAGATCCAATGCATAATTGAGAGGAAAATGAACACTCGTTTTGATCACTTGATTTGTCTAGTGCAACTGATCGATTTCCTATTGATTTACAACGTAGACTATTAGTTAGAATTTTTAATGAAAAATTCGCTCATAGTTGAAGTTATTTATTATCTAATAGGAAGTTTACTACTCCCAATGGTTCAACTGTTAAATATTCAACAGGACAACCAATGGGTACTTATTCTTCTTGGGCAGTTTTCACTTTAACTCACCATCTAGTTGTACACTATTGTGCACACCTTGAAGGTATTGAGAATTTTGATCAATATATTATCTTAGGTGATGATATCGTTATTAAAAACGATAAAGTCGCTGAAAGATATATAAAGATTATTTCCTCACTTGGAGTTGAAGTGTCTCTTAATAAAACTCATGTATCTAAAGATACTTATGAATTTGCTAAGAGATGGATAAAACCTTTAACGAAACAAGAAATTACAGGAGTTCCTTTAAAAGGAATAATTAATAATTTTAAAGTACCACATGTGGTATTTTTGATTTTATATGATTATTTCAAAATAAAAGGTAACCTGTACTTAAGTAAGTATAATTTAGTTGAGTTGTTATTTAGACTTTATTATAAGTTTAGTATTATTCACAAGAATAATAAAAGTTCTAATAAGAAAAGATCTTTAAAAAAGATTATTCCTAAAATGAACTTTTTATCTTTGAATAAAAATAAACTTACAATGATCAAAGCTCTGGGCCTGTCATTGGATATCGACTTTGGTTACTATAGTTATGATAAATTAAGAAATTTATTCACAATTTTAGTAAAAAATGATGATTATCCTATACCAGGTGAAGGAGTAGCTCTTTTAGAATATAAAAGAATTCTTTCACAAGGAATGGCAGGTATTATTGGTAAAATTAATAATAATATTATTAACAATCCAGATTTACTGTTAAGTAAATTTGAGATTGAAGATAAAAATTTATTATCTGATAATCCAATATTCCTTTCAATTTATAATACCATTAAACAATCTTGATTAATTGTTCAAACATGGGATCTTAGTGATGACATTATACTTCATAATGCATCAAAAGAAATCCAAGACCTTGATATTGAAAATATTTTCAATAAAGATAGAAACAAAATTCAATCTTTAATGACAATTGGATCAATAATTCGAGGTGGTTTTAGAATTCTTAATAATACTCACGAAATATACTACGGTAGTTCAACTACTGAAAGTACATTTACAGCACCAAATGATTTAATTAAGTCATTACAACTTAATTTTAACAATGATGTGCTTGAGAGTATTATGAAAAATGAATGAAAGGAACCCGTAAAGCAGGATATAAGTTCTTATATCTCTGCTTGGGAGAATTTAAAGCTTTAGGTAGTCCTAACCAGTATTGTTAATATTTAACATTAAAGGTC